AGTGGTCCTACAATCAAAGACTTAGTGGTAAATTCAAATACTCAATTTGCTAAAGCTTTTAGGTTACAGATCGAGCAAAAATCAGTAAATAATATAAGTTTTAACTTAAATTTAGATAAACTAAAAAAAGGTGATTCACCAGTCAAATTTAAACCTGCTCTTACAGCTGAAGATATGACTTTTAACTTAGATAGAACTCGTATTCAGGTTAAGTATGGAGAAGGCGCTCGTAAAAAATCTGAAAAAGCATTATTTAGATATAATGAAGCACCTGCTGTAGTATCTAAAGAGTTTTCTAAATATGTTAGAATGAGATTGAGAAGTGGTGGAAATAAAGCAATAAATAGATTGATTGCAATTGCAATGTCTCTTGAACCTGGATCAACTCCTGTAGTAACATCCTTAAGTTACAAGATGAAAGACCCAGCTTTTATAGCTAATATTAAGTCAAGAGGTCAGAGAAGAGCGAGAAAAAGACCTCAACAAAGATTTGTTTCTAGTGCACAACTTACAGCACTTGTACGTCGTCGATTAGGAGAAAAAATGCCAAAAGGACCCAGAAGAGGTCCCCCACTCGCTGAAACTATTTTAACAGAACGTTCAGGTAGGTTTAGATCAAGTATTCAAGTAATAGCAAATTATAGGCAAAATGTAATTAATTATTTTTACGATCCTCTTTACAGGGTTTTTAATAGAACCCCTAGGGATCCAGATGATTTTGTACCTGACACTATTAGAGAAGTAGTGCAGACTCTTTTTTCAAGACAGTTTAATATAGTGAGAAGAAATGGCTTCTAGAAGAAAAGAAATTGTAGAATTTATAGTAACACAACTAAAAGAAATCGATGGTGAATCTTCTGATTTTAATCCATCGTATACGTATGTAAACAACTTATTTAATAACGTTTTTCGAAAGCTTAAGTTTTTAGATGAAGTTAACGATTTTCCATCTATTTACGTTAGCGCTGGTACCGAAATTAGAGATTTTAATTCTAAAAGTTTGACGGTAGGAGTTTTAGACGTTACCATAAGAGCATACGTATTTGGAGAAGATAATTCTCAAAGCCTCTCTGATAGCTTAGTTCAAGATATTGAGCATGTTATCTATTCATTAGGGGACAATCCTGATAAAGGAATATTAGATATAACCATAGATAATATTTCTACTGATGAAGGATTAGCCACTCCTTATGGGCTCGCAGAGGTAGAACTAACAATTGTCTATAGAATAGACGGATAAGGAGAAAAGGGATGGCATCTCTTAATTTACAAAGAAATTCAGAGGTATTTATGTCCACTGTTGATTTGCTCAACGGTGCTGCAGTTACTGCTATGACTCCTGAGAACACTTGGAAACTTGAAGTGTTAGCAGGCTTTGCAGCTACATCTACCTCTGCAACACAGGATATTACAAGCCTCGAATCAGGTACAACACCTGATCGTTCACAGCAGCGCTTTAATACTGCTATTAACCCAGTTGACTGGAATCTACAGGTTTACCTTCGCCCAACCGGTGTTATCACTGGTGCTGCCGCTGGAGGTACTGATGCTGGTACTACTCAAACTGGTAATGCTAAACCAGTTGCTGACTGGTTTATGTGGCAAGCAATGGTTTCTAATACTGCACCTGCAAGTGGGGTTGATGAACAATCTGTATGGGGGGCTGGTGGAAAACTTGAAACTACTAACGTAGCTGCAGGAACAGGCTCACACTCAACTCGTTCAAACTTCTCTACTGCACAAGAAAATCACATGTACTTCAAAATGGATAACGTGGTTTATCAGGTATCTAACGCTACTGTTAATCAGGTAACTGTTGATGCAGGGATCGAAGAAATTGCTACTACTACTTGGACAGGTTTTGGAACAACTCTTAAAGAACTTACAAGTACACAGCGTGATAATGCTATTTCAGTATTTGGTGGTGTTCTTAATGATGGTTCTTCTGTAACAGCTAACTCAAACGCTTCAGAAGCCACAGTAACAGCTCACTATCATCCGTTCAATCAGATGAACGTTGCCGGTTCAATTGCCACTAACTCATTCATTAAGAATCGTTTAAGTGCTATTGAATTCCATCACCAGCCTTCAGCTGGTGGAGCAGACGTGAAGTACACCTTCCCAGTTACAGCTGTTAGCTTTGACTATAACAACAATATTACATATTTAACACCAGAAGAACTTGCAAACCTAAACGAGCCAATCGGTCAGTTTACTGGCACACGTGCTGTAACAGGTTCTGCTACAATGTATCTTCGTGCAGGAGACACTGAATCAGCTCAATTCTTGAGAAATATTCAGAATGATTCACGTACTTCATCTGCACAAACTTCAAACGCTAACCTCATCATTGGTGGAACAACTGCTCCTTATGTAGCATTCCAGCTTGATGCTGTTCAGTTTGAGTTCCCATCACTAGCTGTTGAAGATGTTATCTCAATGTCAGTTAACTTTGTGGCTCAAGAAACTACTGCCAATAAAGGCAGCGGTGGTGAAGTAACAATCTTTGCTGCTAAATCTTAATTAAGTGTTTCTGAGGGGGAACACTAACACTTTTTAACCAGAAGAGTGCCCATCACTTGCAAATCAAGGTTCCCCCTCACCTTTGAGAAGCAGATATGTGATGGGCACTCGTATTTTACGAGGGGAAATAATGAGTAAAATTAAAAATCTAATTGCAAAAGAAACCACAAGCTGGATTCCTTTTCCAGATATTGACGGTTTTGAAGTACATCTTCGCTTTCTAGCACGTGAAGATCTGTTAAAAATTCGCAATCAATCACTAACATTTAAGTTCAACAAACGCACTCGCCAACGTGAGGAAGAAATTGATAATGATCGTTTTCTAGAAGCCTATGCAGGTAAATCTATCATGGGCTGGCGAGGACTTAAAATCAAACATTTACCTATGCTACTTCCAGTTGATATTTCAGGTGCTGATGGAAATGAAGAGGTTGACTATTCAGAGGAAGAAGCAATTGATTTGCTTAAATCTTCTTCTATCTTTGACCAATTTATCACAGATGCAATGAATGACTTTGAGCAGTTTTCAAAAAAGAAGGCTGACGAAGCAGCAAAAAACTAACTGAATACCTCCAGAACTCTTTACACGCTGGAGGTATGAACGCTGAACAATATATTGAAATGTGTGAACAGATGGGTTGGGAAATTGAAGAAAGTCAACTTCCAAAAGATCCATCTGACTTACCTGTAGAGGCGCAACACGCCCTTGTATTGCTTAACGCACTCCCAGATAACTGGGATGGAATGAGTGGGACTTGGTTAGGTAAAGATTATAGTGGTCTTGGAACTATAATGGATATTTATGAAATTAGTGACCGTAAAACAGTATTTGAACTTTTAAAGGTTGCGGAAACAGAAATGTCCAAGTATTATAGTGATAAAGCTAAACAACGTGAATCTCTAGCAAAGGTTCAGAGAGGAAGATCTTAATTGACCACCCAAACCAATACAATAATTAATAGGTATAAGTCTGAAGGTGCAAATAAAGTTGTAAAAGACACAGAACGAGTTGGTCGTGCCCAAACTCGTTTGGGCCAAGCCTCTGCTTCTTCTGGACGTCAATTTGCTGCTCAGGCTTCAGGGCTCGGTGGTTTAGTTGCAGCCTATGCAGGCGCAGCTGCCACCGTTTTTGCTTTACAGGCTGCATTTGATGCTTTAGCTCGCTCTGCTCGCGCTGAAACTATTGTTCAAGGTACTAAAACTCTTGCTCTTGAAATTGGTCAATCTGGCCCAAGAATTATTGCAGAAATAAATAAAATTACACAAGGACAATTAGAACTTTCAGAAGCTGCTCAAAATGCTAACATTGCTTTGTCTTCTGGTTTTAATACAGATCAGATAAGAGAGTTAACTAAAATTTCTCTAGGAGCTTCTCGTGCTTTAGGTAGAGACTTAAATGATGCTTTTACACGTCTTACTAGAGGTGCAGCTAAACTTGAACCAGAACTATTAGACGAACTTGGTATTTTTGTAAGGATTGAACCAGCAGTTGAAGCTTATGCGGCTAAACTTAATGTAGCTGCCTCACAGTTAACACAGTTTGAACGTCGTCAAGCTTTTGTGAATGCAATTATTGATGAAGGCACAGAAAAATTTTCTAATATTGACGTATCATCAGCCTCAACCCAGAAATCTCTTGAACAACTTCAAGCATCTATCCAAACTCTTGCATTAGATTTTGGTCAGTTAATAGCTAATGTTCTTAAACCTGTTGTAGACTTTTTTAAAAATGATTTTGGTAACGTGTTACTAGTGTTTGGGGGAATTTTAACACTAGTATTCGGAAAAGCTATTTCCCTTTTAGGAGGTTTTGTATCTTCAAGTTTAAATGCAACAGCAAAATATGCTGACGATTTAGCAGCTCGCTCTGAAGCTTCAAAGAAAACTACTCAAAGTATTATAGCAGATCAAGAAAAACTTAATAAAGCAATTGCAGCAAGACCTCCTACTGAACGGTTAGGAGGTGAAGCAGGATTTCAACGAGGAGTTACAAGAGACGTATCTTCTGAAGCTGCAGCAGCAAGACGTAGGTTTTTGTCAGGAGAAACTCTATC